CAACCTCATCAATCAATCCATCAAAAATATCACCAGTATTGTTTTGGAATCTAGCTATACTAAAATTATTTGAAGCATAAGTGCTATCATCAGATGTCTCTGCAGGGATAGTGTCAGTATCATCTAAACTCTTACTAGAACCATCTACATAAATTTTAGCTCTATTAGCATTACCAGTTGCTGTACCATCGAAGACAAAGACTATATGATACCAAGTATCTGCACTTGAAGCATCAGCACTAGAAGTAATAACTCTACCTCCTTCACTAGCATCAGAGCCATCTTCAATTCCAAAGTAAATCTTTCCAAGAGAATTTATATACCCATATATTCGGTGATGGTCATTATACATTTTCCCGAACAACCCATTCTGTCCTGATGTAGTTAGGTTTTCTTGGTAAACCCACATAGAAATAGTAAACGCACTTACATCTCTAAATTGAGTATTAAGAGTTCCACAGTCAAGGTAATCATTTGTAGCATCAAACGACAGTGAATATTTATTACTGAAACCACCTGTATAAGGAGTATGTGATAAACTATTAGATAATCCAAACATATTAACCTATGTAAGCAATTATCATTCCAGCACCCATATCAATCTCTGTCCATCTACCATAAATTGTAACTCCTTTTGGAAAAGTGTTACTAACATCAACTTGGTCACCTCCAGCTCCACCGGCTGTAGCTGCTGCCTCAGTATTAGCATATAAATCAGGATTCTCTGCTATTAAACCACCAGAACTATCAAATGTAGTATCATCTAACATTGTAATTGCTACAAATGCTTTTCCTGTTGGAGGTGTTATTGCACCATCAGCATCTGTAAAAACACAACCATGTTGTCCCATCGACACTTGTGCGACATCACCTTCTATAATTTTTGCCATAAAATTCTCCCTTTATGTTTTAATTTAGTGGCTAGGGAAAGTATCGAGCCTTCCCTAGCCTTGTCTTTATATTGAGCTATTACCTCTCAAATTTCAGATTTTTTAGAATGCATTTACTGCTGTTGTTGAAAAGTGTCCTGATAGAGTTGGAGCGTCAATCTCACTTATTAAACTACCTCTATATACTATCTTATCTGCTACACCAGTATAATAGAACTCCATTATAGTACCACCAGTACCACCAGCATTTGCTGTCGTATCCAAGTTAAAATGGACACTATTAAAGCCATCTGCGACATCAGCTATTGCTGATGCGTGGTCTGCTGCACCACCTGCTGCTTCATTGGTATCACCCATTGCTACAGCTCCACCTTGGATTACACTTGAAACAAAACCAACATATAAGTCATCTAAAACTGCAATTCCTAGTACGACTTTAATTGTCATTCCAGCGTTTGCTGTTGTAGCTTCTGGGAGTCTTATATAATTCCCATCTGCCATAGCAGCAGTAACTAAAATTGTTTTATCTCCACCTTTCCATGGCTCCTGACTGTAATCATAATTACCTGTAGATGATATAACAATTGTCTCATCTCCATAAGCATTCTTATACATATGTGAACTTTTAGCCATTATTATACCTCCTAATCGTCTTCAGACGCTATAATTAGCGAACTTTGGTTAATTGCAGCAGTTGCTGTTGCATATTCAATAGCAGAAGAATTTGAGGTTGAATAAACATCTGTTCCACCTCCAACTCCACTTGCCTTACCAGCAGCAGACTCTACAACAAAATCAGCCCTATTGTAACCATTAATGGTTGCACATCCAATTTCAATTGTATTTTTATGGTCATCCACTTCATCAGTGTAATGCACTGCTTCTGCAACACCTTTACCAATAGCAGAGTTACCAAAAACAATTGAATTGTAGATTCTTTGACCAGCACTACCAAAAGAACTAGCTGCAAATCTATCATCTGTAGATGCTCCCATAAAGCTACCTGTTAATCCATCTACTCCAACTGTAGTGCTACCCCATTGACGAATACCGACTATATCTTCATATAGACAGAATCCGGCATAATGAGCAGCAGCACCAGTTAATTCTGGAGATTCCAACATTTTAGATGACCATGCTTCTCTCTGAGCAGATTGAAACGCAGTATCACTCCATAATTTAGACATTGTAGCTGGATGAACTACCATAACCCAAAATTTATAACCAGATTTAGTTACAATCTGAGGTATTTTAAGTTCCATACATTTAACTCTCAATGCCCTTAAACTTGCAGCATCCATAGCTGTATCGGCTTCAGTAGTACCTCCACCATGTACAATAGATGCATCAAGCTGTGCATTTGTTTTAAATGCTTTTTCAGTACCTATAGGTGTTACAACACCAGAAGCTGTTAAAGAGTACCAGTTGGGATGATAGCGTTTTGCTAAACCCAAACCATCACTATTTGTTCCCATACTTAGATTAGGTGAAACACCTTCATAAAAAGTCTGGAATATAGATTGGTTTTCCCATTTTGAAACCCAGTCAGCTAATTGAGGTTGTGCAGCTTCATAAAGCTTATGCACTTTTTGTCTTTGCTCCGACATAGAACCTGATTTTTTCATCACTGCCTTACGATATTGATTGACATAAGAGCGTAACCAATTCATTGTCTGGTCTTCACCTGTACCTTTCAATACAGTGTCACCCATAACAGGACTACCTGTTAAAGCCTTCAAGAAAGGAATAAGCATATTATCCCTACCTTGTTGGATGAATTGATTTAAGATTTCAATAGGTTTTCCAGATGGTGCGTACATTGGATTACCATTGTCATCTTTGCTGATATCAACATTACCACTAAATTTAGCGAAGAATGTATTATACCATGATTCTCTGTGGAGTTTTTCATTTAGAACTTCTACATTAGCAATGTAAGATTGTGTAGATTCCATTTTATTTATCTCCTATTAATTTAATTCATGTTCTTGATTAGCCTGTCTAAATCTCTATCAGACAGATTCTGCAACGCTTTTTGTCGCTCTCCAGAAGACATATCATTTAATCTAACAAGATTACTATTCTTACCAGACCCTGTTACATCTACCTTCTCTACAACTTTATTCGATGCAGTAGCTATATCATTTCTTGCTTTCTGTTCTCCCTGAATAGCATAATGCTTACTCACCATTTCGATACCATGTGTATCAATTAGTGCCTTTGCATAAGAATTTGAATCTAATCTACCATTAGATGTATAATTCATAGCGTTTTCAGTTAGATTCTCAAATTCAGTTTCTGAAAGTTCTACACCATCCTGCTTAAACTGTTCAAATTGCTTACTAATAAATTCACGATTATCAGAATCATTTAGTCTACTTTGAACTGCTTCTTCGCTGGTCTTAATCATATAATCCCTTTCCATATTATCTACAATTGCTTTTTGTTCATTGTAGTCAGGGTCATAGACATCCAGATTAGTCAACTTATCTCTTTCATCATTTAGAGCGTTTCTAATATCATCCGAAGTAATTTGATTGAAAATTTCTTTTTCATCAAGTTCTTTCGGAGACTCGTTAATCGTACTTCTTAGTTTGCCTAATTCATTACCCTGTTCGGAAATTTTACGCTGGGCATTTTGGTGCATCTCAATAACTTCATCGAGACTTTTATCCTGATATAATTCAGGATACTCTTTAGTGGATTCATCGGCTGATTCATGATTATCCGATTCTACTTGTCCAGATTCTGGGGTAGCTTCCGGTTCTGATTCACCTGAATCACTTTTAAGATAGATTTCTCCATCTTTTTCTACTATATTACTTTCTTCAGATGTTTCCACCTGTTCAGTATTACTATTTAAAGTTCTTTCTGCATTTGACTCAGCTACATCAGCCTTTGTTGCCATATTATCTGAGTTTAACTCTACTGCTGTGTTTTCCATTATCTTTTCCTCATTTTTGCTAAATAAATTCCTCTATAAATGTCTGAGCGTTTTGGTTTTCCAACCTTACCCCCTCCAGCCATTTTCTTTGTTTTTCCCACTTCAGATAAAAATGTTGCTTTTCTATCTTTTAAAGGTTCTACAATAGGGGTGTTTACTATTCCACCATATTGGAGTTTTTTAGGTTTTGTATACTTATCTTTAAAATTTTGCCTTGCCTTATTGAACTCTGACTCATTTTTAAAGTATTTACTTTCTCCACCCATATTTTTTAAATGCATTTCCCAAGGAGATGTGGGTTTTCTTACTACTTTTTTTTGAGAAACTGTATCACCTTGTGCATCTACAAAAGATACTATATCATTTGTTATTGGAGTTGCCCTTAGTCCTTTGTTTTTGGGTGGTTGCGTTGCTCTATCTCTATATATTTTTTCTAATGTACTGACCTTTCCACCATTCTGAAACCCCGGAACGCCAATTTTTTTAAATACATCAGAAGATGACATACCCAATAGCTCACCTAGTGCTTTTTGTTGTTTAGCATTTAAAACAACTTCACCGGGTGTAAGCATTGCTGGAACTGTATCTGTGTTTTTACTCATTTTTTTTACCATTTTACTTTATCTGCCCAATAAGCAGCAGACATTTTACCTTTTGAAATATTTTTACCATGACGAGCTTTAAAAGACTTACGTCTCATTTTTTGTTTCTTAGACTCACCAGCTTTAGGTTCTCCAGCAGTACTTACCCCTTGCTGCCCAAATCTTATAGTCTTTACCTTGTTTCCTTCTTTTGCGACAACAACATGAGATTTAGTTTTATGACTAGGAGTCTTCTTAGGCTTATTAAACCCACTAACACCAACTCTAGCTAAAACCTTACCACCATCTTTGTAATACTGAACTTTACCACCCTTCATAAAACTATCTTTTACCATATATAAATCTTTATATCTCTTAAGGCTTTTTTTTTCAAGAGATTTTTTTTCTTTTTTTTCTTTATCAGCCCAATATCTTTTGTTTTTATAAAATTCTTTTGCTTCTGGGGATTCAAGATATTTTTTTATTCTAGCCTCATCAAACTTAGTTCTTTCCATTTTTTCTTTTATATCTTTTTTTGCTTTAGATAAAGCCTTACCACCATGTGTATAGTATTGAACTTTTCCACCTTTGTTATATGGTTTTTTCTTTTTCATCTTTAAAGTATCTACACCAGTATTATATTTTTTTATATTCATAACTAGATAACTCCGGGCTGTTTATCATTTTTTTGTTTTTCAAGTCTCATTTTTTCTTCATCAGTAATCATACCTCTTTCAATCTTTTGATTCTCTAGTAAAGCTTTTGTCCTTTGTATATCCCCTTGCTCTGCTGCTGATTCTGATTGAGATTGCATCATATTCCCTATATATTCTAACATTTTATCAGAACCTTTTATTGGAGCATATTCCACAAGAGTTTGTATATCAACTAAAGCAGGATTTATTTGACCAATAACATTTACCATAGCTAACATTTTATTAAAGTTTTCCTCTTTATTTGTCACATTATCTTCACCCTCATCAAGCTCAACATAGATTGAAGGGTTTTTAACGCTATTAATAGTTTGTCCAGCCATAGATAAGTTTACAATAGCCTCTGAAAACACTCCTTCTTGCTTAACCTCTAATATCCTACTCTCTTCAGCGTAAACCCAGCCAAAATTATCCATAAAATCTTCTGCTATAACTTTCCTCAATCTTGATAGGTTTTTAAAATATGGATTAATTGCAGCAGCAGCTCTTTCTACCTTTGCTTCAAATAATACCCCAGATTCCCCACTTCTTGCAGTCTCACCTTTCATAGCCTCACTAACTAAACTTACTCTTTGTGCATATGCAAAAGAATTTTCACTATTAGTAAGTATATCAGGTGGAACAGATGAAGGAGGCATCTTTTGAGGCATTAATTGTGGGTTATTTAGCTCATAAACCTGATTAGGCTGGTTACCATGTGTCTTGAGCTTTTTAATCGTTTCTTTCTCCCTTTTATCAATAAAAACGCCACCAGATAAAATTTGAGTAACATAGTCCCTAACCTGAGATTTAGCTTTATTTACATCATCTTGTACATCTATTAGTAAGTCTACAAGAGATGTTTGTTCTGCAATTTGCATATTATAATTATAAGAAAATACAGGAAATACATCAAAATTTGATGTTGGGTTAGGTAAATCAGTATCTAATACTATTGCATTACTAAAATATGGTAAAATAGTTGTAACGTGAATTGCATCTTCATCAAACTCTGAGATTTTTTGAATATTTGGATTTTCTTTTGAAATCTTATTATAATCTTTTCTTGGTAAATTCATATAGTTTTCACCATCATAAATTTTATACATTTTACGAGTAACTCTTTCTTGCATCTCTAGGACTTTATATCTGTCATTCTCTCTATCGTAACTGTCAGAGGACTTATTAGAGCTATATTCTTTATTTTTAAATCTTAAAAAGATTTCACTTAAATTATTCCACCATCTAACTTTCCCAGCGATTTTATATTCTTCAGGTTTTATTCCATATTTTTCTTTTATTACATCAAGAGGTTCCCACCCTTCCTTAATTATCCACCTGCATTTTTCTAACCTATAATCAGAACCTTTTGTTTCTGGGTCAGGATAAACTCTCATATTGTTTAAAACCTCATAATGAAAATCAAGATAACCTTCATCATTCATTTTAAAACTTCTTTCTATCCACCCACCAACTCTCGTACTAAGAGCATCTACAAATGCAATCTGTAATTTATCTTCAATATCTTGTTTATCAACAAGAGCATTCCATCTACCTTGAACAATATCACAAATATCTATACCATCTCTTGTTGTTGGTTTGAATCTTGCTCTTCTACGATTTAATTGCTCGTTCCCCTGTAATGTAGATATAATGGGAACAATAATATTATATTTTAAGGTAGGTTTTTTTAGTTTACGAGCTGAATTTATATCATCCTGAGTCCACGAATCATTGTTAACATATCTAACAGCTTTTTCGGAAGCAGTTCTAGCGTCAGAGAACGCTCTTACTGCGAATCTGTATGCTTTTAAAACTTTATCTGACTGAAAAGTGTCTCCACCACCACCCGGTGATGTACCACCAGACTTATTGCCTTCATCAGCTAAAGTCCATGTTTGACTTTTATACCAATCGCTTGAGGTTGCCAATTATGAAGTTTTCCAATTTCCTGATTCATTTGTTTCTCTTCCCTGAACTCTGCTTCTCCAACCTCTCTTACTCTTACTTTCTTCAGTTATACCCTGTAATAATCTTGTTGCACCATATTTTAAAGCATCAAAATGATGGTCTTCAGAATGGGTGTCTACGTCTTCAGGGTCGTTTTCTGCTCCCGGTAAATTAGGGATAGTTTCTATACAATCGCAACAATTTTCTGTGAATCTTATCTTAGAATTTCCTTTAAATGGAACTTCAAAACAATCATAGATAACCTTTGCTCCAGACTTTCTATCATTATTACCTTTTGATAAATGTATTCCAGCATCACCATAAAACATTTGTGGTGAATATAACATTCCATCTTTTTCAGAATGTCTTGCCCAGTATGCTGGGTCTGCAATATCATCGTCAAAATCAGAATTTTTTAATTTATATTTTTTCCATGAATATTCTATTACTTTTTGTGCTTGTTTAGATGCACTAAGACCTGTTTCAGTAATCTCGTCAAATATAATAAGCTCGTCATCATTGTTAACAGCAGCAAATAGACAAACAAATGGATTCTTTGTGCCATAATCGTAAAATCTATAGAGCGAATGAGTTTTTTTATTAAAATGTTTACCATAAACAAATTTATCCTTTGGGATTACATGGTGCATTATGTTCCAATTATCAAAAAATGTTCCAGCAAACACATCCCATCTACCTTCTAACCACATAGCTCGAAGTATTGGATTTAATTTTTTTAATTTTCTAACATATCCGGGGTCATTATTAGTTAAAGTTGGGTTATCAAAAACAGTTGCTGGAATAAATTGATAACCTATACCTTCTTCATCTTTATAAATCTTACCTGTATCAAAAGTTTGATAGTGAACATCAAAATGCTTATTATATACCTTATCTCCTGTAGGAATTGGTGGACATTTTTCTACGAACCTTTTTTTAAGCCATACATGACCTATATTACCCGGATTGGAGGTTAGGCATATCTGAGGTGGTAATTCTTTATTACTGGTTCTTACTGATGTAGATAGCTCGTCTACCCATGTTTCTGGGAATTGATTAGCCTCATCTATCCCAATAAAATTATAATTACCCCCAATATAGTTATCTAAAGCCCTTCTATCTTGGCAATGAACTAAATATACTTTTGCTCCTGAAGGGAAAAGGTAACACTTATTTCTTTCTTGCCAATTAGCATTGTAGAGCTTGTATAACTTATTGCATTCTGGTTTAAGGTTTCTTTCCAACTGGGGGTAAGTTCTTCTAACAAGTAGTGCAATATAATCGGGGTAATCGATACTGAGTTTTTCAACCCTTGCTGAAACATTTTGCCCATCACTTTTAAGTGCTTTTGCTTCTTTTTCACTTACTTTTTCTCCATTATACAGATAATGCCATTTCCTTGG